CGTAGTAGTAGTGGAGTGGGCACCAAGGTAGATCTTGAATTTAACATAGAAAGTTTACGTATCACGGATCCTGGCGAAGAGGCACAGTCAGAAAACGGTGGCTTTGGCCATCAGACTAGTAAAGGTATTATGGATCAAATTAAGAGTACCAGCACAGTTACACCAATGATTGCCGCTAAACCTCGAGAAGGTTTTAACATAGAAAATAAAGTACACGCAACAGTTGATAGTACCAAATTAAAAAATATGTTAGCCAGTTTAAAAACCAAAACAGAATGACCCACGAAACTATAGAATTTGAATTACATTTATTCTCGGAATCTTGGAATAAACCACCACAAGCAAAAATCTCCGTTGATGATGTTGAATATTTTAACGATGTTGTTCCAAAAGGATCGCACATTGTGAAATTTACACATACATGTGATTTTAATAAACCGCATAGACTAACACTAATAAGGTCTGGCAAAGACGACAGTCAATGTAAAATGTTGCCCAATGGAAAGAAGTTAGATCAAATTTTGACATTAGAAAAACTTAAAGTTGATGGTATAGATATACGAAATATTGTTTGGTCTCAGAGCATTAACATAGCCGAATATCCAGAGCCCTGGGCCACCGAACAACGTACTGCAGGACATATACTAGAACAAGAAGCTATAGGTGTTACAACATTTGGCCATAACGGAACTTGGTACTTAGATTTTACAAGTCCATTTTATATTTTTATTATGCACTGGATGGGGGGAGGTCCAAAATGATTGACTATAACGGTATACAATTAAATGAAAAACTAATTCCTGTAGTAGATACGTACATGCAGGAGTTAAAAGCAAACTGGTATAATAAATCACAAACCACAGTTAATAACAACGATTTTGTGCCAATGGCCGATGAATGGTTTAAGAGTACACGCATTAATAACTTGCAAGGGTGGGATCAATTTCCCTGTCAGGATATCATACTTGGTTGTACTCACTATATTGAATCTATTGTGTTAAAATATGGTTGGGATGGATTTCAAATCTTACCCGAAGACTATGCATATTATGGATTAATGGGGAAATTTGGCGTTGACGTTGGAAATTTAGCACCCAACGTTCCTTTACTAATATCTTTACCAAATTGGAAATATTCTGATCTACGTCCTGAGTGGGCAGCAGTATTACGGGAATGCGAAGAAAAAAATATTGATATTCACATTGATATGGCTTGGATAATTACAGCCAAAGATATAGAGATAGATTTAAGTCACCCTAACATAAAATCCTTTGCAATGAGTATGAGCAAGTATAATATGGAGTGGAATAGAATTGGTTTACGTTGGTCAAAACAACGAACAATGGATTCTATTACCATTTTTAATCACTATTATGGCAATGTCAATAATGGAACTGTATCTTGTGGTGCATATATGTTGAAAAATATACCTCGAGACTATGTATGGAATACTTACGGAACGCAATACGATCAATTATGTGAAAATTATAATTTAATTAAAACTAAATTAGCACATGTAGCTCGAATTCCTGGCAATGAATACCCTAGTGGTATTGGACACCTATTATGTCCTTAGACTTTAAATTAATTGAAAAAAGTACTCGACATGCAATTAATATCTTAGATTTAAGTGAAATTGTTTGTCCAGGACTATTACATGTATCAGAATTATTAGATCCGGTATTACTTGTAAAATTACAAGATTATATATTTAACAATAAATTAGTATGGGAAAGACAAGAAGACCCAATTGCATTGTCACGATACTTTGGTAGAAAAAAAATAAACTGGGTTCCAGATTCTGTAATTGAAGAAACACATATGGTACTTGATGGACTAACTGACTATGTTAATCAACGTTTTAACAAACAGAATAAATTTGGAGGACTTTCTATATGGAAAGACGAGCACACATATCAGGTTCCTTTGCACACAGATGATCTCAGGATTGACATATCCATGCAAATCTACTTGAATGGTGATAATAATATGGATCTGGGTACAGGATTTCGACTTGATACAGTAGTTAAAATTCCTTATAAAACCAATCACGGATACTTAATGGACAACAGACAGAAAATTCCACATTTTTATAATGGAAAATCACCCAAAGATTACTATCGTTACAGCCTTTACGCCATTTGGACTAACGCAAATAAATAGCTAATGCTGGGGTAAATTTTGCAAAAAAAGACACGAAGTATCCTTGATGAGTTAGCACACATGCCTGTCAATAAAGACAGGGAAAATCTTGTGGAAAGCCGTGCTGGGCATGTTATCTCGGGTGCTATTAACTTGATTAATTATATCAAAGAACATTATGATGCTGATCAAGCCGCTGAGTTAGAGCGTAGGTTATTAAATAGTATTAGAGCACAGGACCCTGCAAAATTTAGTCGAGGCGTTAGGAGATTCAAAGATGGTAGTTAATGAAGGTGGAAACGTATTTAAAGGGCCCGACAAAGAGCCACTGACACAGCGTATTAATCGTGCGGATGTACCCGCTACTGTCAAGTGGCTTGAAAGTGCCACTGGGCTAGCATTTCCTGAGCAAACATGGTTGGGAACAACGGGCCGCAAATCAAGTTCCGGAGACTTGGATTTATCAGTGGATGAATCTAAGTTGGATAAAGACACGTTAATTCAAACTTTATTAGCCAATGGTGTAGATAAAAACAGTATTAAAAAGTCCGGTGATAGCGTACACGTTAAAACACCTATTGCCGGCAATCCCAATAACGGATTTGTGCAAGCTGATTTAATGTTTGGTGAACCAGACTGGCAATCATTTAGTATGAGTGGATCTGCTGAAGGCAGTCAGCTGACTGGCATGAGCCGTCATATTATATTGGCCAGCATAGTCAGTGCATTGAACCCAGGACTCAAGTGGAGTTACAAAAACGGTCTAGTGGATCGTGTCACAAACACCACGATAGAAAACGGAAAAAGCCCAGCTACACTAAGCAAGATTACTGGTATACCTGTAGCCAAGTTAAATTCCGCAGATGATATTATTGACTCTGTTAGTAAACGACCCAACTATGCTCAACTGGTAGCGGCAGCAAGAGAAACACTGGCACAGAGTGATATACAACTACCTGAAGCAGCACCCGCACCAGGCACAGCAGCATGGTTTAGAACATATAGCGATAAGTTTCAATGATATTAGATTTTATCAACATGCTTACTGAGGCAGCAGATCCTCGTACACCACACCCCGAAGATGCTATCTTTCAAGGTAGTGCAGCAGCAGCACAACAAGTTGCTGGACTTAAAGCAGTAATTGCTAATCCTACTAACCTAACAATTAAATGGGATGGGAAACCAGCATTGATATTTGGCCGTGACCAAGACGGACAGTTAGCAGTAATGGACAAGTACATGTGGGATGCCGGTGTCATGGCCAAGAGTGTTGAAGATTGGAAGACTTACGATGCTAATAAAGCATCAGGTAACTTACGTGGTAGCTTATACGATCTATTAGAAGTAATATGGCCAGGACTGAATGCAGCAGTACAAAGTCCGGGATTTTACTGGGGAGATTTATTATATGCAGGACAACTACAACCAGTGCAAGGTAAATTTGTTTTTAAACCTAATCTAGTAGAATATCGTATTCCTGTTAATAGCCCATTAGGTAAGCAAATAGCGGGTACTGCAGGGGGAGTTGTAGTACATCAATATTACTCCAAGCCCGGAACAGCACCTATACAATGGAATGGAAAAGGTCTTGCATCTGTTCCTAACGGAGTAGCAATTATAAGTCCAACAGCAGGAAATAGATTTGCATTAAAAACTCCAGTACAACAAGAACGAGCTGCAGATGCGGCATTGAAAAAGTATGGTGCCGCGGTTGATCAATTACTAAGCACTGTTCCGCAGAGTGCTAGAGATAGAATTAAAACATACTTTAATAAATTTATCACAGGCCAAACTAAAGAAGCATTACACGATTGGCTAGCAGCAAATGTCAGTGGCAAGCAATATCAAGCACTAGCCGGTGATGATCATACTGGTAGTTTATTTGCACAAGACGAAAAAGGACAAATTGTCGAAAGCCCAGGCTACACGGGCTTAAAAGCAATTTGGAACAGTATCTATGCTTTTAAACAAAATCTAGCCAAGCAATTGGCACCACAAGTGCAAGGACTAGAAGAGTATGTAAATGGACAACCCGCCGGGGAAGGATTTGTGTTTCCTACACCCAGTGGGCTAGTAAAAATAGTAGATAGAGAAGTGTTTTCCGCAGCCAATTTTGCAAAAAATGGCTAACAGGTATAAATACTTACATGCGGGAACGCAAATAATTAAGGAGAAATAACATGCCAATCGGAGTTACAAGAGTAAGCGGTGATTCACAATTAGTGAACAATGTCGGTGA